GCGCTTGCGTGGCTCTTTAGACTGTATGAAGTAGAAGACCCCCGCTCACTTCTGGAGGATCTGCAGGTCATGGAAGGGGCGGTTATGCAGGTTCTTAACAAGGAGCACAAATAATGGCGACCACGTTTGGCCTGCTGATCAACGCCAACGTCAAGGGCGAAAACAATATCAAGCGTCTTGGCAACTCCATGCAGGGAGTGCAGGGCAAGGTCAAAAACCTGAAGATGGCCGTTGGCGGCCTGAGTACTGCATTTAAAGCCCTAGGGGCTGCATTGTTGGTTGGCGGTTTTTCTAGCTTCATCAAAAGCACAATTGATCAGGCTGACGCGCTTGGCAAACTCAGCACTAGGACTGGTATTGCAGCTAATTCACTGCAGGCTTTTGTTAATGCAGGCAAGTTGGCCGACGTTTCTCAGAAGCAGCTTGAAACTGGCCTTAAAAGCTTTGCGCGGACTGCTTATGAGGCTGGCCAAGGCGTTGCGACTTATGCCGATGCTTATGCATCGCTTGGCGTAGACGTAAAAAAAGCAGATGGCACGCTGAAAGCCTCAGACGATCTGCTTAAAGAAATTGCAGATAAATTCAAGGACCTGCCTAATGGGCCTGAAAAGGCAGCTGTTGCTATGCGGCTATTTGGCAAATCTGGTGCAGATATGATTACGCTTTTAAATGGCGGCAGTGAGGCACTAGAGCGTTTTAACTATGAGGTCAGCGACAACTTTTCACAAAACGCCGAATACTTTAACGATCAAATAACAATTCTTCAGATCCAGTTTGATGGCTTTAGAAAACAGTTGCTAGACGCCTTGCTTCCGGCACTGAACGCAATCATCGAAGTATTTGGTGATTTATTTAGTACTGGACAAGATTTTGGGCCGCTTTTTAAAGTTATCGAGGTTGGCATTCGCGGGGTTGCCAGCGTTGTGTTGGGTCTTGTGCAGTCAATGCGGTTCTTTATCAGAACCATAAAAGACTTGGTGCAAATTGCCGGGCTGGTGATGCAGCGTAAGTTTGGCGCCGCGTTTGACGTTGCCAAGACTGGCCTGGCTGATACCCGTGGTCAGTTTTTTAAAGACATCGAAGCCCAAGGCAAAGTTTTGTTTGGGCGTTCAGAGGTTGGAGCTGATTATGGCGGAGGCGGCCGAGGCGCGTTTATTCCAAGAGCAGACGCTGGTGGTGCGGCTGCCAGAGGCCGAGGCGGCGCAGCAAAGAAAACGCCTGAACAAATTGCAGCGGAAGAATACGACAAAACGCTGCAGAAGCTAGTTGACACTGCAGCTGGATTTAAGACAGTCACGATTGAAGCTATTGAAGTAACCAAAAACCAAGCAACTGCTTTTGATGGCGTAAAAAATGCAGCTGCTGGTTACCTTGAAAACATTGGAACAATGCGTGAAGGCATTACAAGCCTTGCTGGCACTGCATTCCAAGGTTTAGAAGATGCGCTGACAAATTTGGTCACTACCGGCAAAGCTAATTTCTTGGATTTTGCCCGGACAATTTTGGCTGCTACTGCGCGGATGATTATCCAGCAAACTATCTTGCGCAGCATTATGCAGGCGATTGGTGCAATACCTTCTGGCGCTCTGCCAACATCTCCCTTTGGCGGCCCACAAGTTGTTAGTGGTGGCACTGGTATTGATGGCAGTGCGTTTGGTGCGGCAGCTTTTGGCAAGACGTTGCCATTTGGCTTTGCCAAAGGCGGCATTGTCAAACGGCCAACCATGTTTGCCTTTGCCAATGGTGGATACGGCAATCTTGGTTTAATGGGCGAAGCTGGGGCGGAGGCGATTCTGCCTTTGAAGCGTGGTCGCGGCGGCAGGCTTGGCGTAGAAGGCGGCGGCGGAACTAGCGTCGTTGTCAATGTCGATGCGTCAGGTAGCAAAGTGCAGGGCAGTCAACCTGACGCTTCTCAGCTGGGCCGTGCCATTGGTGCCGCAGTACAGGCAGAATTGGTTAAGCAGAAGCGCCCTGGAGGATTGCTCGCGTAATGGCTACTTTTACCTATTCTCCTAGCTACGCAATTACTGAACAAAGCCAGCCCCGCGTGCGTACAACGCAATTCGGTGATGGCTACAGTCAGCGCTTGCGTTATGGCTTGAATACTGACCCTAAGATCTGGAATCTTAGATTCGAGATTCGAACCGATACTGAGACAACTAATATCACTGATTTTTTAGAGGCAAGAGCTGGCGCCGAGTCTTTCGATTGGACGCCGCCGCGTGGAAGTGCAGGGAAATATATTTGCACTGAATGGAGTGTTGATATGGTCAATTACAACAACAACTCAATCACAGCCACCTTCGTGCAGGTGTTTGAACCATGAGTGAGATGTTTCAGGAGCTGCTTAGCTCCAACCCATACGCGATCATCGAGCTGTATGAGCTGCACTTGGATCAAGAGCTGCACGGCAGCACTGAGATTGTGCGTTTCCATGCTGGGGTTAATGAGCTGCAGTTTCCCAGTGCAATTCTTTGGCAAGGTCAGCCATATCAGCCACTACCGATTGAGGTTGATGGTTTCGAGTACAACGGCACTGGTCAGCTCCCGCGCCCAACAGTTCGTGTCTCCAACCTGTTAGGCAGCATTTCGGCATTGTTGATTGGCGTTAATGAGATCACCCCAGGCAACGATTTGACTGGCGCAAAATTTATCAGGATCAGGACGCTAAGCCGTTTCCTTGACCCCAAAAATTTCCAGAGCCAAGTCAATCCTTACGGCACCCCCGCGAATGAGGAGATGCCGCGTGAGATTTACTACATCGACCGCAAATCAGCAGAAAACCGCGAATTTGTTGAGTTTGAGCTGGCCAGCGTATTTGACTTGGCTGGCGTCAGGGCGCCCAAGCGTCAGGTGATTGCCAACATTTGCCAGTGGAAATATCGCGGTGCTGAATGCGGCTACACCGGCACGAATTACTTTGACGAATATGACAACCCTTTAGGGTCAAGCCCCGCGACTAATTTCAACACAACCTCATTCGGAAATGATCTGTCTGCTGGTCAGACGTTAAATGAAGGTGATGCGCTGGTTTCATCTAATGGCTGGTTCCGTACGTTGATGCAAAGTGACGGAAACCTTGTGACGTACCAGAAAAATGGTCAGGTCGTTTGGGCATCAAACACTGCCTACGGCGATGGCACATATACAGCCGTAATGCAAACCGATGGCAACTTTGTCATCTACAACGGCGGCTCAGCAATTTGGGCAACCAATACGCCGGCTCAAGCCGTATTGAGCGGCATTTCGTTTATTGATTGGTATCCGACCGATGTGCTATCGGGACGCTCTGGTGGCTTTGGTTATGAATGTGTCGGTGCAAGTCCTTTTGCGGCAGGTTTGACGACTACGAGAACACAATCTTTCACGCTTGGTAGCCGCTCAATCACGGTGGAATTTGAGTTCTACTCAACTGAGTTGCCTGTCGATCATTACAGCGGGGCAACGTATGCGTGGAACGGGATTAACAGCGCAACGATTACCGCAAGCTCCGGCGCGTTTTATCAGGGAGAAGTAATCAATCTGGTGAAAACTTTAAGTTCGGGCAATCCTTTTAGGCTTAATCATCCTCAGGTTTATACGTTAAGTAGCGCCGGTCCTTCTTATGTTGTCACCACCGTTAGTGGCAACAGCAATAACACTTTGACGCTTGGGAATAGCGGGAACCTCACCCTTGCTACAAGCGGCGGCTCACAGCTTTGGTCTGCTGGGGTAAGCGTCACCAGTGAACCCTTAGTCCAGACAGGCACCGCTAATCCCTTGGAGGATGTATGCGGCAAGCGCATTACTAGCTGCAAAAAACGCTTTGGCGAATATGCCGAACTACCGTTTGGCTCATTCCCTTCTGTTGGCACGTTCTACTCATGACCTATTGGAAGCATGACGCGATGGCACATGCCCTGGCTGATGCGCCCAGGGAAGCATGTGGTTTGGTCGTTGTGGTCAAAGGACGTGAGCGGTACTGGCCATGCAAAAACCTTGCTGCTACCGATGACTTCTTTGTTTTAGATCCTGAGGATTACGCCGCTGCTGAGGAGGCTGGTGAAATCTTGGCAGTCTTCCATAGCCATCCCAAGTCGCCAGCACAGCCAAGCGAGGCTGACCTCATGGCGTGTGAAAAGTCGGGCTTGAAGTGGATTATCTGCAACCCCGGCACAGAGATGTGGTGCGAGTTTGAGCCAAGCGGTTACAAGCCACCGCTGCTGGGTCGTCAATGGGTTTGGAGCGTGTCCGACTGCTGGACCCTTGTCCGCGACTGGTACAAGGAGGAATGGGACTTGGACTTGCCTGATTGGCAGCGTCCGGCGACTGCCCAAGAGTTCCAGCAAGCGCCGATGTTTGAGGCGTGTTTTGAGGAGGCGGGCTTTGTCAATTTGGGACAGGAGCAGCCTGAATTTGGCGATGCAATTTTGATGCGCCTTGATGGATCGCCCGGCTTAAATCACGTTGCCGTCTATGTGGGCGAACAGCGGATTTTGCATCATCTAACGGGGCGGCTCAGTAGCAGGGACGTTTGGGGCGGCTACTATCAGAAGAACACCGGGCTGATCGTCAGACACAGGAGCAGGTGCTGAAATGTTCCGCGTCATCAAGGTCTACGGCAAGCTCGCCAAGCATCTAGGACAGCGGAGCTTCAAGGCTGCGGTGAAGACACCTGCCGAGGCAATCCGCTTTTTGCTGGCCAACTTCCCAAGCTTGCGCGGCGTGATGAGCGAGGGAGATTACAAGTTGAGTGTGGGTCGCAGCGAACTTGAGATTGGCGATCACCCGGAATATATCCACCTGCCGTCGGCATCATTTGAGCCAATCAGGATCATTCCCGTGGTGGCTGGTGCAGGGGGTGGAACTGGAAAGATTTTGGCTGGCGTGGGTCTGATTGCAGCGGCAATTTTGCTTGGTCCGGTGTCTGGAGGCTTTCTTGGTTTGGGTGCAGGGCTTAGTGGAACTGCAAGTGGCGTTGCCGTTTCTGGGCTTATTGGCGGCGCCGCAGCTACAGCAATCGGTTCTGTCGGCGCTGCCTTGGTTTTGGGCGGTGTTGCACAACTGCTTACCCCAACGCCTCAGCTTGGGACAGTAAATTCTCGCGGCATTGACGAGACAACAGACCCACGCCGCAGCTACAGCTTTTCTGGCATCCAGAATGTCAGTCGCCAAGGCGTACCAATCCCATTGATCTACGGCGAAGTATTCACTGGCAGCGTGGTCATCTCTGCCGGTATCAATACTGAGGAGATCCCGACCTAATGGATAAGAAGCAAATTGCCGGTGCTGGTGGCGGTGGCGGCGGACAACAAACAGTTGTCGCTCAGGCGGCTGGTGGCGGTTTCGTCAACCCTGACAACCTTGATTCGCGCCAAGTCGTCCGCATCATCGACCTGCTTGGCGAAGGCGAACTTGAAGGCTTCCCCTCCGCGACTGGCTACACACCTGGCACGGCAGCCTATGAAAACGCAATCAAAAAGGATATTTACTTCAACAACACTCCACTGCTACGCGCGAGTGCCGATCCCAATAATGTCCAGACCAGTGACTACAACTTTGACCTAACAAACGCTGGGTTTGAGTATCGCTCTGGCACACAAAACCAGAGCTACACGCAGAACATTGGTGATGCCAACCAGCAGACATTTGCTGTCGGCTTGAAAGTCACCAAAGATGTGCCTGTCACCCGTTCGATCACAGACACCAACGTCAACTCAGTTCGCGTAACGATCGGTACGCCTGCACTGCAAAAGTTTGAGGCAAATGGCGACATCAACGGTCGGACCATTGAATACCAGATCCAGGTTTCATACAGCGGCGGACCATTTACCACCGTTGTCAGCAATGACATTTCTGGCCGCACCCCAGACCTTTATCAGCGCATCCACCGCATTGATTTAGCGCCTGGTCCACCGGTTGAAATCCGGGTTGTCCGTGTTTCGGATGATGCGCCTACTCCTGGCTCTTCGGTTGAGTACAGCGACCTCTACTGGTACGACTACACCGAAAAGATCAACGCTAAAACCACATTCCCCAATAGTGCGCTGATTGGTATCCGCATCAATGCGGAGCAGTTCAGCAGCATCCCGACCCGTAGCTATCGGTTACGCGGCATCAAAGTTCGCATCCCGGATAATGCCACGGTCGATCCCAACAATGGACGCCTGATCTACTCCGGCACTTGGGGTGGCACGTTTGCAGCAGCGCAATGGACCACGGACCCCTGCTGGATTCTTTGGGACTTGCTGACCAGTACGCGCTACGGCTTTGGCGATCACGTCCAGGCTGATCAGCTTGACAAGTGGAGTTTTCTGGCCGCAAGCCAATACTGCGCAGAGCTTGTATCCGATAACAAGGGCGGGCAAGAACCACGCTTTGCCTGCAACGTTGTCATTCAGTCGCAGCAAGAAGCTTTCACGCTGATCAACGATATGTGCTCGGTGTTCCGGGCAATGCCGTTCTGGTCTGCTGGAACGCTTGAGGTTTCCCAAGATCGCCCGCAGGATTACAGCTACATCTTCAACCAGACCAACGTCACTGAAGCTGGGTTTAGCTATAGCGGCAGTGGTCTCAAGACTCGCCACACCGTTGCGGTGGTGCAGTATTTCGACATGGATCTGCGCGACATCGCGTATGAGGTCATTGAAGACAAAACCGGCATCGACAAGTTCGGCGTTGTCAAAACCGAGATCCAAGCTTTTGCCTGCACCAGTCAAAGTCAAGCCCGCCGCGTTGGTGAATGGCTGCTTTACACCGAGCAAAACGAGACCGAGATCGTCAGCTTTGAAACTGACATTGCAGCTGGCATCACTGTTCGCCCCGGTGACCTAATCAAAATTGCCGACCCGGTGCGTGCTGGCGTTTCGCGTTCCGGGCGTTGTACAAGCGGTTCAACCACCACAAGCGTGAAGCTGGATCGTGATGATGTGACCCTGTTTCCCAGCGGGGCACCAGCCAACTTCACCTTCAACGTATTGCTGCCCGATGGCACGCTGGCGATCGTGCCGAGTTCCACCTTGTCCGGCAACACGGTTGCAGTTGGCACCACACTCGCCTTAGCTCCTGCCGCTGGTGCGCCTTGGACAATCGGTACTGCACAGGTCAGCATGAGCACCTGGCGGGTGCTGTCGATCAGCGAAGGTCAAGACAGTTATGCCGTAACTGCTGTCGCCTATAACTCCAGCAAATACAACTACGTGGAGCGGGATGTACCGCTCAGCACTAGGGACGTTTCGGATCTCAACGAACCTCCGCTATCGCCCACCAACCTCAGCGCCACAGAGGTTCTGTACGAAAGCAATGGTCAGGTACTTGCCAAGTTGATTGTCAGCTGGCGTGGTGCCGAACGTGCTTTGAACTATGAGGTGCGCTACCGCGTCAATCAAGGCAACTGGGTCAATCGGACAATCCGCACGATTGACCTAGAAATCCAAAACAGTGATGTTGGCGTCTACGAGATTGAGGTGACTTCAATCGGGGTCATCAATAGCAAGCGGTCATCACCTGCAACCCTGACCTTTAACGCGCTTGGCAAGACCGCACCACCGGAAACAATTCCAGATCTGTTCATCGCTCCGATTGATGAACACACTGCTGAGCTGTACTGGCCGCAGTCTGTCGATATTGACGTGAGAATCGGCGGCAAAATCCGCATCCGCCACACCCCCATTACCGATGACACCGCCAGCTGGGGCAAAGGCAACGACATTGTGCCTGCGGTCAATGGCAGCAGTACTCGCAAAATCGTGCCGCTACTGGAGGGCACCTATTTCATCCGTGCCATCGATTCACTTGGCAATGAATCTGCTGGTACGGCGAGCGTGGTGGTGGATCTGCCCGAGCCTCAAGATCTGCTGCTGGTGCAGGAATACCGCGAAGAAGATAATTCGCCGCCCTTCAATGGCACAGGAAACGATCTGTATTACAACAGCACCGAGATTGGGCTATCGCTTGCCGCTGACACATTGGTTGACGACATGGCAACCGATGGCGACTGGGATGCCTTGGGGCTGATTGATTACATCGGTGGTGCCGTTAGCAGTGGAAGCTATGAGTTTTATGAAACGCTGGATCTGGGCGGTGTCTATGACCTTGGCATTCAAAGAATCCTTAAAACCCGTTCGTATGAGCCAGGCAATACCTGGGACGAACGTATCGGAAACATCGA